GCCGAAAGTGTCACGCGGCTCATCACCGAAAATATCCTGACACCGTATGAACCACAAAATGTACCGTCCTCCCTCACCGGACGAACTCAAGCAGCTCCTCATCGCCGCATTCTGCGCTGGCATGGTCATCACCGCCGCATACTTCATTCTCTTCGTCGTCAAATGAGCGAGCCTACCAAACCTCTCGCAGAGGAAACCGACATCGAAACCCTGCGCCATGCCATCGAGGAATACCAATGGTTGGCCAAGGTTCTCTTCAAATCTCTCGGATGCGGATGCAACGCAGGGCATGACCTGTGCTGGAACTGCACCCAAGCTGAGCGACACTACAAACACACAATCGAGATATACAAATGAGCATGAACAAAGTAACGACAGTCCGAGTGGCAGACGCAGACGAATCGACCCCAAGGATCGACTTCGCCTACATCGACCGAAAGTACAAGGAATGGCTGATCCGCCGTGGATTCGCCAACGAAATCGGAACCGAAATGGGAATGCGCCGAGCAGGCGGACGACGCGGCAAACGAATCGAACCTGATGAAATCTGAAATCACGCGACAACAGTTGTTGAAGGAAGCCCCTCAGTTGATCGAGTATGCACTTCTTCGCGGTTGGATGAGCAGGCCGAAGCCCCAGCAAAACGTGGATGAAGTCTGGCATTCGAGCGGTTCAGGCCATCTCGACGATGCTTCCGAAGATGAGATACAAGAACTTAGGAAACAGCTCGGTGCAGGTTGAACTCCTCTCCGACGACGTAGAGATACGAATCGGAGAAACCAAGTGGCAAGGCGTGGCCTACATGCGTGAGGGAAAGCGAAAGGTCTACGTTCGAACTAAGGCTGAATTCAATGCCAAGTTCGCGCCGATAGATGCGAAGCCCTAGCCATTACATCGCCGCACAAGAGCAGCTCTTTGCGAAGTTCAAGTCTCGCTCCATACCCATCCAGCAATGGAGCAAGTACCTGATGACTCCCAAAGAGCTTGCTCTCCTTTTTCAGAAATTAGAGAAATCAAATTCTGTTCTTCAGGAAATAGCCAAGACTGACCTTGGCAGGTCTGGGGAACTCGCGAGAAAACAACTTGGAATCGAATGAGCAATTCAAATATCGACCGTGCGCGAGCATGGCTTCGAAACACCCCCGGAGCCGTTAGCGGTCAGGGCGGTCATAACACAACCTTCGCAGTAGCTACCGCTCTAGTGCATGGCTTCGAGCTATCGCATGGCGAAGCCGAAACGCTCCTGCATGAGTACAACGCGAAATGTCTCCCACCGTGGAAGCCGAACGACTTGGTTCATAAGCTAAACGAGGCGTTTAGAGTTTCTCACGACAAGCCGAAAGGTTGGCTTCTCTCAGCGCAGAGCGGAACGCCCGTATCAACGACCGGAAAGTTCATCGTTCAGAAGATCCAAGCAATTCCGCAACCGGAATGCCGATTTACAACCATCGACTTTCTCAAAGCCTGCTTCGAGCCGGACGAAGTTGTCTGCATCTGCAACGACATCATCTGCGACGAGGAGGGTAAGGGTAGGCCAGCGTCCAAAGGTACGTTCCTCAAGCGCGACGAATGGATTGAGAAGCATTTCACGCCGCCCATAAGTTCCATGTGGAACGGTCCTGATAGCCGTGGCGCGTATGTCCGAGTGAATCCGTGTCTCGATGAAACCGGATCGGACTCTGGCGTGTCAGCATTCCGCCATGTGCTGGTCGAGATGGACGAGAAGACCAAGGATGAGCAATGGACGATTCTGAAGGAGTCCAAGCTGCCGCTCTCGGTCGTCATCGATTCCGGCGGCAAGAGTCTGCACGGCTGGGTGCGCGTCGAAGCGGCGAACAAGGAGGAATGGAACGAGCGTCGCGACGTTGTTTATCGCCATATGGAAGCTCTCGGCATCGACCCGAAGAACAAGAACGCGAGCAGGTTCTCTCGTCTTGCCGGTGTGATGCGCGATGGCAAGGAGCAGAGGCTTGTCGCTATCAATGTGGGCGTCGTGAACTGGGATGCGTTCACGGACTATCTGGAGTCCCAGGACATGCCTCAGGAGTTCACGCTCCAGAGCATCATCGACTACGATCCTGAGAACGACCCTGACAACCTGATCGGTGACAGATGGATTCGTCGCGGTTCATCGGTCCTCTTTGTCGGTCAGAGCGGATGCGGCAAAAGCTCGATGGCATTCTACCAAGGACTGAGGTGGGCCATAGGCTCAGATTGGTTCGGATGTCAGCCGGTACGACCGCTCAAGGTGGCCTACGTTCAAGCTGAGAACGACATCGCCGATCAGCATGATGCACTGAAAGGGGCCGCGCAGATGGTCTTCGGAAGCGATTGGCAGAACGGATTGCGCCGTGCAGACATGCTCTTCTTCCGCGAGGCAGTTCGAACCGGCGCGGAGTTTACGACCATGCTGCGTCGTCTTATTCGAAAAACGAAAGTAGACATTGTCTATATCGACCCTCTGCTCTCCTACATTGGCGGCAATCCATCGGACATCGAGGTCTGCGCGAACTTCACGCGACATCTGCTCCAGCCGATTATGATGGAGACAGGAGTCGTCATCGTGCTGGTTCATCACTTCCCTAAGCCGAAGGGCAAGGACGACAAACCGGAGAGCGTGGCAGACATGGCCTACTCAGGATTCGGATCGTCCGACCTAACGAACTGGGCGAGAGAGGTGATTGTCCTGAAGGAAGTCGGATTCAATCAGCCGCGACGCTTCATGCTTGGAATGGCGAAGCGCGGAGATAGGTCAGGACTGAAGGATAAGAACGGAAACAAAACCGGCTCCATCGTCATTCAGCGAGGAGTCGGAACGATATCTTGGGACTACGCACCGCCTGAGCAGTTTGTAGTCGATAAGGCGGCGGCTACGACGAAGAAGCCGTGGGGCGGACGACCTAGGCGTTAGCCTTCTCACGTTCAGCGCGGCGACGACCTTTGGCGGCTAATGACTGAAATTTTTCCTTAGAAAGTTTTTTGCGTCCAATCCAGGCGGCGAGAGCCTTCGGATCTTTGACGCCTTTCTTCTCAAGCTCGCCAACCAGCTTCTCGTAACGTCCGCCACCACCAAGTTTCATCTTGTCCATATCAGTTAGAATGAGTTTTAACTACAAAATTACCAAGCCTTGCAGCTCCAAAATTTGGGCGTCGTCTTGTCCTTAGCCTCCGCACAATTATGCCGCGCGCGGAAGTTCTTACGACGCTCAGGATTCGACTTCTTGATTGTCATGTTCGGATCGCCGAACCGGACAATGACAACCTTGCCAGCCGGATTCTTGACGTACACCGCGCTCTTCTTCCGCTCACCCGGAGTGTAGAACGGCTTGTTGAGCGTCACCTTACGCCCCTTGTAGGTGTTACCTTTTTTAGAGAGGGAGGTTTTCATTCGCCAGACATCACTTCTTTAACCGTCAGATTCCTGATGATCATCGGAATGTCGTTGTTCAGCATTTTCGTCTCAGCGTTGGTAAGCTGATCGAACGGCTTTACAACCGCAGCGCGGTAGTTCGGGTTGTCCAAAAGATAACCAGCAAGCTTTGACTGGAGCTTTTCAGTCCAGCGATAAGCTCTTTCGCCACCGGCAATTCCGAAGAACGGACCGGCGGCAGACGCACCCTTAGCAAACGCCGTGGTTCCAGCAATCCCTGGAAGCAGCTTTGAGATAAGCGATGTCTTGTTCTTTTCAGCAAGCTCAAGAGCTTTTCCAATCTCTTCCACTTTCATCTTGGCCGAAGTACCAAAAACTCCGTCGAGAGCGTTTTGCCAAGATCCAGCAGACTCCATAAACGACTTGGCAGTGATTGGCCCTTTCTTTCCAGCTTCACTCACAATCTGGGAAAGAAGCGTGTTCTGGGTGTCGGCCAGCGTTTCGGCGCTTAGCGCATTTTTGACCCGAACCGCGTTTTCCTTGGAGTTATTCAGAAACTCAAGAACAACGCCGGGAGACGCGGTTACGGACTCACCCTTGCCATACGCTGCTTTTCTGAAGTCTTCAGCAAACCCCTTGGACGAAGCCTCCCAAGCAGCTTTCGCTTGTCTGATTCCGTCGATGGTTACACCGGGGAAAAACTCATCAAGAACCTCTTTTTGGATTCCATTCCAGCCCTTTGAAAGCGCGTTTTCAAGATTGTCCAAAAACTTGATCTGACCACCAGTGTTGAGGTTGTTGTAGATCGTGTTTCCAATCTTCGACTTAACGGCGTCGTAGTCTTCGTCCAGAATCCGTTTTAACTGTTGAAGTTTTGCAGGGCCATCGGACCCGCCAAGAGTCTTGATGATGGACGACCAAGATCCACCCTGCTCTCCGGTATCCTTGAGGATTCCTTTTGAAAAAGTGGTGTTGTAATCCTCCATGAATCCAGAATACCGCTTCTTCAAATCCTTGAAGTTTTTAACAAACGGATCATCTGGAAATTTTTTCTCAAACTGAACAAGCGCAGTTTCGAATTTCTCCTTAGCTTTTCCGTAAGCAGCCCACTGATCGCCGGTTCCGCCTTTGACAGGCTCACCCCACTTGATGGCCTTGGCGGCGTCCTGCTGCTCCTTCCACAGGTCGGCCAAACTCTTCCCGGTTTCAGGATCTGGAGGTCCGTAAAGGTCTTTTCCTCTTGCCGGTGTCTTATCGTAATCTTTGGCCTGAAAACGAGGATCTTCACGAAATGCGTCAAACTCTTTTGCAAACGCCTCGTTTTTGCGCTCGTAAACCCCTTGGGCAGCGTTTTTAACAGCACCGACAGCATCTCCAAGAGTCAACGACTCCATCTTGTCGTAGTCGTTGGCCAACTTGCTGAACGCGGTGGTTGTTTCGTCGTCTAGTTTTCCAAAAAGCTTTTCCACATCTGAAACAACGGCGTTGGAAAAATCCTGACCAGACTTGGTTGAGTTTCTCTTGAAAGACTCAGCAAGAACATCCTTCACCTGATTCTCGTCAGCGCGATAGGTTCTGGACAATTTTCCAACCAGCTCACCTTCTTTCTCGGTGATGTTCTTCTGAAACTGATCGTAAAAAGGACGATTGAGTTCTCCGAGAAAGCTACCAGTTCCTCCGGTGTACTTCCTGTATCCAGCGCCGATGACATTGCCTAGAAAACTTCCAGCAGTTTCTCCGACAGCGTAATCCCTCGCAGATTCAAGAATGTTATTTAGAGCGTTTTCATCCCAATTCTCACCGGCAACCGCTGTTCTTGCAGCCTCACCAGCAATACCACGCATCGCTCCCTGAATAGGAACTTTTGCGGCAGCAGTTAAGAGCGTCTGTCCGGTTTCAAAAAGGTTTCTCCTAATCGGTCCTGGCAGAAATTTAGCCGCTCCACCACCCAAGGAGGTGACAGCCTCTTTGGTTGCCGCTGCGGCAATCTTTCGAGGTTCAGTTTCTCCGGTCATCAACTGATAGCCGGTTTCACCGATAGCCTGACCAATCGGAAGTGGAACACCAATCGTTTGAAGTGCGGGTCCAGTGCCGTACCTGACTCCACCAGCTAAAACCTCTTTTTGGGTTTCTGGAGTTCCAAGCGGAGGTGAAATAAATCCTCCTCCGCCAGCTCTTGCTGCCGCAGTTGCGGCGGCAATTTTATTGGACTCATCGACAGCCTGCTGAAGCTGTCCAGCGTACTCGTTTACTTGAGTTTGAACCTGTTCAGCAGGCAACGCAGCAACCATTCCCTGCTCCTCTCGACGACGCATCTCGGCAATCGTGGCGGGAGGTTGAGGCGAAGGTTCGGCAGTAGATCCTCGCAAAGCAGAAAGAACGTCCGCCTCAGTTGGTTCGGTGGCAGAATCAAGGACAACGCGCTTGCGAACACCGTTGTCGTTAACCGTTACAGCAAATTTTGGCATAATGTATTACGGGATGACTTCAACGGACTCGATTTTAATTCCTCCTCCACCACCAACAGAAGCCGCAGGTGCGGTCTGACGCTGCTGACCGAACGGTGTGAGCGGCAGCTTGAACTGATCAACAAGCTCGTTGGCCAACCTAA